AAAGAAAGTGTAGGAACATCGTTTAAAAGTGCGGTCAAATGGTAACGAAGTTTCAGTGGGTTTTAATGGCTCAAGTGCTGCCATTGCTGCAGTGCATCAATACGGTTTAACGGCACGACCATCAAAAGAAAAGGATTTTAAAGTGAGATATGCCCAACGGGAACTATTGGGCATTTCAGAACAGGATTTATCAATGCTGAATGAATTGGTGATAGAACAAATTAGTAAAAGCTAATTGCTTTAAATAAGAAGGTGGAACCACCGTATCATGGTGTGAAAGTTTACCAGCAAACAATACCAATAAAACCACATAAAGAGGCAAACAAATGATTGGCACGACAAACACTACAAACCATACCCAGCCCCAAAATGTTTCCGGTTTAAAAAGTTCATACATTGATACAGTAAAACTAGATAAAGCTGAAAAAACGACAGCAAAAAAATGACCAACTGGTGCGATAACATCAAACCAGATAAATGAAAAAGGATTAAATTGATAATGCAAACAGGTGGAAATAATAACAAGGCTCCACATAGCAATGTTTAGCATAATCAACGTGCGAGATGTTCTTTTGTTTTTCATATCCGCTCCTTATTCTCTTTTCTTGATTATTAGCAATCATACATTTATTTGTCAATAAAAATAAGGCGAAAAAATGAATAATTTACAAATTCAAATTATCCTAAATTCAGTAGATAAAGCAACCGCACCAATTAAGGCGATAGCAGGTAGAGCGGAAGCATTAGCTGAAAAAGTGAAACATGCTCAAAAAGCATTAAGCGGATTGGATAAAACTAAAAATTTAGCTGAAAAATTTAAAGCTCTGCGTAACGAAACGAATAGCTATGCCAAAGCACTAGATACTGCAAAAGCAAACAGCAAACAATTACAAAGTGCCGTGGATTCAAATACGGCTAAATTTAACAGCATTACAGGGAAACTAGGCAATGCGACACAACAACTCAATAAACACAAAGAAGAAGTCATACGCTTAAAATCGGTTTATAACAATATGTCTATTCCTCTTGCCAAAGGCATGGGGTTTAAAAGCTTTAATGATGCACGTTCCAGTATTGCCCGACAAATTGAAACACAAAAGAAGGCAATAAAAGATTCAAACGAACAGATTAAAAAGTTAAAGTCAGAACGCAAAGCTACTGAACAAGCCGTAAAAAGCACAACAAAAGCCCTTGATGGCGAGAAAGAAACAATTAACAAGATTAATAAAGAATATAAACCCCATGTAGAACAACTAAAAAAAATACAAGAACAACTACACAAAGCGGGATTTAGCACCAAGCACTTTGCGCAAAGTGAAAAACAACTATCGGCAGATGTTGAAAAAGCAAATAATAAATTAGCAAAACATCAGCGTATGCTTGCTTTAGTTGAACGAGCACAAGCAAGATTTGCTCGTATTAAAGCTCCAATATCATCTGCATTAAATACTGGACGAAACATTGCAGGCGTAGGGGTACAAGCATCTATTGGCGGACAACAAATAATGCAACCGATCATATCAATGGGTCGAGGTATCGTAGGAATGGCGCAAGTTGCTGGTAAATTTGAGCAATTTCAGTCTGTTTTAGAGGTAACAGAAGGAAGTTCAGAAAAAGCCAAAAAAAGTTTTGATTGGGTGAAAAAATTTGCCGTAGATACTCCAGCCAACCTTGATGAAGCAATGGAAGCCTTTGTACGTTTGCGCGCTTACGGCATGGATCCTACAAACGGATTACTGCAAACATTAGGAGATACAGCTTCTGCAATGGGAAAACCCGTTATGCAAGCTGTAGAGGCAATTGCCGATGCCGTAACAGGTGAAAATGAACGCTTGAAAGAATTTGGGATTAAAGGCAGTGCAATAAAAGGAACAAAATTTATCGAATATACTTATACGGATAAAAATGGCAAACAACAATCTGCACGTGTCGATAAAAACAACCGAAAACAAATTGAAGAAACGCTCAAACGTATTTGGGATGAAAAATATTCTGGCGCAATGGAAAAACAATCAAAAACGCTTTTAGGTATTTGGGCAAAACTTGATGACGTATGGGCAAGTTTCCAAATGAAAATCATGGAGAATGGCGCATTTGATTGGATTAAAGATAAACTGCAATTTCTTTTAAAGAAATTTGATGAACTTGAACAGAATGGCGAGTTAAAAAAATGGGCAAAAGATATTGGCACAGTTATCAATGAAGTGATTCAAGGATTGTGGGATTTTGGTCAAACCGTATTTGAAGCAGTCAAATGGTTAGCTCAATTTGCATCCCAAAACAAAGGTGCAATCGCTACAATAGTTAAGTTTACCGCCATAGCTGGTGTGGCATTGATGGCTCTCGCACCTTTGCTTTTCACCTTGTCTTTAGTTGCACCAGTGCTCCAAGTATTGGGTTCAACGTTTTTATGGGTTGGGAAAGTTGCTATAACTGCCATTTTGGGTATAGGGAAAGCTATGTTAGCCAATCCAATTCTAGCTGTGATTGCCTTAATTATTGGTGCATTAGTGTATCTTTGGCAAAATTGGGATGAAGTGAAAGCAAAACTCATTGAGGGCTGGAACTGGTTAAGTGAACAAGCGGGGCAAATTTGGCAAAACATTGTTAATTCTGTTACAGAAAAATGGAACGTATTAAGTGCCAAAGTGGGAGAAATCACAAATTCAGTTGGGGAGTTTTTCCGTGAAAAATGGGAAGGCATTACCGATACAGCAAAAAACTTCGGTTATAATATGATGAACAAACTAAAAGATGGCGTACTTGAAAGTTTTAAAAATGTACAACAAGCCATTAGCAGTACTGTGGATTGGATCAAAGAAAAACTCGGCTTTTCTAAAGATACAGAAAAACAAATTGAACAAACAAAACAAAATATTGCAAATGTCACAAACAATGCAGAAAACAACGTGCCAAATATTAACAAATGGTCAGGAGGCTATGCAGGAAATGGCGGTAAGTTTGAACCAAAAGGTATATTCCACGGTGGCGAATACGTGATGACCAAAGAAGCTACATCACGCCTTGGCATCAATACACTCAATGCGCTTAATTACGGCAAGCAAGCACTGATTGCGGGCGGATTGGGGATCAGCGTTGCAACTGCCGCCCCTGTGCAAGTTGATACTCGTGCACCAATTTCTGCTCGTCCAATGATGACGCAAACCAGCCAACCAATGAGCGTAAATATCACCATCAATGCCGCACAAGGCATGGACGAACGAGCCATTGCACAACAAGTGGCAAAAGAAATACAACGCATCGAAAACCAACGCCAAGCAAGAGCGCGGAGTTCCATGTGGGATAGAGCATAATAAAAGGGCGAAAGCCCTTTTTTGTTACCTACTATTCCACACACGCCCCCACTCGCCACACCACACAATATTGCCAACAATAAGGCATATTCTTTAGCTGTGAATGCCTATGTCTGCTGAATTACAACGAAAACTAGACAACATTATCCGCTTTGGAGTGATCGCTGAAGTGAATCACGCCACCGCACGTGCTCGCGTAAAGAGCGGTGACATTCTGACAGAGTTTTTACCATTTATTACATTTCGAGCGGGTACAACCAAAACCTGGTCGCCACCGACGGTGGGTGAACAATGTGTAATGTTATCCGTTAGTGGCGAATTTACCACTGCCTGCATATTAGTTGGGCTTTACACACAAAACAGCCCAAGCCAATCGCCAGATGAACACGTAATTGAATTTGCTGACGGTGCGATGATTGAATACAACCAAGCAAGCGGACGACTAAATGTTTTCGGAATTCAATCTGCCTTTATCAACGCAAGCCAACAAATCGAAATCTTTTGTCCGACAGTAAAAATTAAAGGCGATGTAAAAATTGAAGGAAGTGTAACAAGTACTGGCGACATGACAGCAGGGGGAATCAGTCAAATTAACCATAAACACGGTGGCGTACAAGGTGGCCCAAGTAAAACAGGAAAACCAGAATAATGAATCGATACACTGGCGAAACATTAAAAAACGAAAGCGACCACATTAAACAATCCATTGCCGATATTTTGCTAACCCCTGTTGGTTCACGTATTCAGCGGCGTGAATATGGCAGCTTAATCCCAATGTTAATAGACCGCCCAATTAGCCACACATTGTTATTACAACTGGCGGCTTGTGCCGTCACTGCAATTAATCGTTGGGAACCACGCGTACAGATCACACAATTTAAACCAGAATTGGTTGAAGGTGGCATTGTGGCAAGTTATGTCGCACGCGGGCAATATCAGCAACATATCAAAGAAAACCATCTTTTATTAGGCCATAAATCATGAACAATATTATTGACTTGAACAATTTGCCTGTACCAAAAGTTGTGCAAGAACTCAGTTATGAAACTTTACTTGCTCAACGAAAAGCTAAATTCTTGTCATTACAAGAAAATGACGATATGCGCCAACATTGGCAGGCTCGATTACAATTAGAAAGCGAACCTGTAGTGAAATTGCTAGAAGAAAATGCTTATTTAGAATTATTACTCAGAACGCATATTAATGAATCTGCTAAAGCCGTGATGCTTGCTTATGCCACAGGATCAGATTTAGACCAATTAGGGGCATTATTCGGCATTAAGCGATTAATCATTCAAGCGGAAGATTTAAACGCTCACCCGCCTATTCCTACCCAATATGAAGATGATGAACGTTTTCGCACACGTATTCAAATGTCATTAGAAGGTTTAACTACAGCGGGTAGCCGCGCAAGCTATGAATTTCATGCGCTCTCTACCTCTGCAAAAATAAAAGACGTTGATGTAACAAGCCCAACTGCAGGCACGGTGAAAGTGGCCATATTATCTACGGAGGGGCAAGGAACAGCCGACAGTGATTTAATTAATGCGGTAAAAGAACAGCTGAATGCCGAGCATATTCGCCCCCTGACTGATACGGTATTGGTCGAAAGTGCGGTGATTTTACCTTATGAAATTCGAGCGACCCTCACACTTTATCCCTCAGTACTAGAAAGTGTTGTCATGGCAAATGTTAATCAAGCCATCACCCGTTATGTAAATAAGCAACACTTGCTTGGCATTGATATTACGCTTTCAGGTATTTATTCAGCCTTGCACCAAGAAGGCGTGCAGAACGTGAAACTGACACAGCCGCTTGCAGATTTAATCGTGCAACCTCACCAAGCTGCATATTGCTCACAAATTCAAATCAACGTAGGTGGTAGAGATGAATAGCTATCTACTACCTACGGGGTCAAGCAAGCTAGAAAAACAATTATCGAATACATTTTCAGCCATTGCAGAAATTCCTGTGCCAATTCGCCTTTTATGGAGCGCTGACCATTGCCCCGTGAATTTATTGCCGTGGCTTGCTTGGTCACTCTCAATTGATGAATGGGACGATGACTGGAGTGAAGATAATAAACGGAAAGCCATTTTAAATAGCATTCACGTTCATAAACATAAAGGAACAATTTCAGCCATTCGCCGAGTGATGAAGTCAGTGGGTTATGGCGAAGTGGATATTATAGAAAATCAATCACTTAAAACATGGAATGGTGAACTAAGTTTTGATGGGTCAGACACCTTTGAGCATGAAGGAATGCACTGGGCAGAATACAAAATTGTGTTACATCAGCCAATTACCATTGAAGAATCAAAACAAGTGCGGCGGATTTTAAATGAAAATGCCCCTGCACGTTGTCATTTGGTTGCGTTTAATTTTACAAGGGCCGGTCATCGTTGGGATGGCGAAATCAATTTCGACGGAAACTTTACTTTTGGAGAAGTATAAATGGGGAAAATTACCGAACAACCACAATGGGAAGATGATGTCTATCTCATTGAAAAACAAGACAAGGTATTAGGTGGCGAACTTGGCGTAATTAACGTACAAGCTAAACAACTCGCCAACCGAACAAAATATTTAAAAGGCAAAGTGGACGATATAGACAGAGACCGCACAGGCTACGCTCCAAAAGCTAGCCCAGAGTTCACAGGCATTCCAACCGCCCCAACAGCTAATTCAGGCACGAACAGCACACAAATCGCCACAACCGAATTTGTGAAAAACGCAATCGCCGCATTGGTAGGTTCAGCCCCTGCAGCATTGGACACGTTGGAAGAATTGGCACGAGCATTAGCAGGCGATGCAAACTTAAAAGCGACTTTGCTCGCTGAAATCGGGAAAAAAGCCAACGCCACTGATTTTTATGCATTACATGATTTATTTATTGGTATCCCTATACCTTATCCGCTCTCTACCGTCCCTGCAGGTTGCTTGGCCATGAACGGACAGCGGTTTGATACTCGCCGTTATCAAAAATTGGCACATAAATATCCATCAGGACAGCTGCCAGATATGCGTGGCGAATTTATTCGTGGGTTGGATAATGGGCGTGGTGTTGATGCTGGGCGTGGGATGTTGAGTGCTCAAGATGATGGCTTCAAAAGTCATGAACATACCTTAAACGTTGCATGTTCACCTAGCGGTTCATCAAATAGAAATGAACTAGGATGGGGGTTAGATGGTTCTGATAAAGTTGCAGTAAAAATGAATGCTAATGATACCCTTTATGGTGAAACACCATATTTAGTTAATCGTTCTGGCGGTAATGAAACCCGCCCTCGCAACATCGCCTATCACTACATCTGCCTAGCCGAATAAGGAGTACAACATGACCGTAACATTTAATCAAGAAGGTTTTGCCGAAAAAAGTGGTGAAGTCACTGTGTATTGCACTGACAACCAAGGAATTTACAGTCACACCACGGCTGAATATGTGAGCGAAGGCGGCAGCATTTCAGCAGGCAGTTATTTAGACGCACCGCCAAAACAGAAACAAGGCTTTATCATTGTGCGAGCAGATAACAGTTGGCAATACCAAGTTGACCATCGCGGAACCTATTACAGCAAAGAAACAGGCGAAAAAGTAGAACATACAGCACTGGGTGAATTGCCAGAAGATTTAACCGCACTTGCACCACTTGCTGAACCGTGCAAATGGAACGGTACAGCATGGGTAAAAGATGAAGCGAAAATTGTCGAGCTGTTTATACAACGCAAAGAAGCCTTACTCGCCACGCTTGCCAATAAAGCCGATACGCTTAAATCTAGCTTGCTGGTTGGCTATCCGCAAACAGAGATTGAAAGCTTCTATCGCCAAGAGAAAGAAGCCTTAGCATGGAAAGCTGATAATAAAGCTGATACCCCAATGCTTAAACAAATCGCAAGAGTGCGTGGCGTTCCTTTTGATGTGTTAGTTGAGAAAGTTATAGAGAAAGCATCGCAGTTTGCAGTTGCTATCGGTTTGATTATTGGGCAAAGACAGGCGTTTGAAGATCGCTTGCTTGCTACGAAAACATTAGAAGAACTCACCGCACTTGAAAAGGAAATTGAAGAATGGAAATTCCAAGCAAATTAAGGCTTTACGCTTATCATAATCTGATTGCTATCGACCAACTATTCAATGCCTTAACAGGTGGCGCAGCAGACGAAACATTATCAAGTCGCACCTATCGCGGAGCAATATTAGCCGAACAACCAAAAAAACGTTGGCGAGTACTCTATCGTTTTATTAATTGGCTGTTTAGAGATAAAAACCATTGCAAAACCGCATACGAAAGCGAAATAAGCGGGAAACAGCGCGATTATCGGTTCAA